ATTTACACCTTTTACCATTGGATTTTCTACATTCCATGACAAAAGATCATTGATAATCATCACACGCTCCTCAATTGGCATGGCAGCCGCGGGAGTAAACATAAGCGGATTATCAGTCTGATAAAGTAAGTCCAACACTGTAATACCGCCGTCCTTGGTGATCGTCTCCGTTCCAGCCGTCCTTGGGTCAATCCAACGGTCCACAATCATCTCACGCTTATCTCCAGCCGTCTCCAGGCTCCAGATCAAGTCAGTATACTCGTTCACACCCCTTCCTGCTCCAGCCTTCTGTGCCGGGCCAGCTCGACCATCCGCCTTGTCACTAGGTAGCGCCCATTCCCCATAGCTTTGATCCGGCCATTCCCGATAGATCCATAGTATACCGTACTTATCTACTCTACCCCAAAGCATGAACCAGTTCCGCGCCCCAGCCGGGTCCACAGCCATATAGTTGCTCCCATCAGGGATAACCTCCTCAGCGTCTCCCTTCCACAGGTTATGGTCACCAAACATGGGAAACTCACTTCCAGCCGTCTGGTCAGCCCAACCATAAGCGCGGATCTTAATGTCATGGCTGGAGCGCCCCGAAAGCTCCTGCTTCATGCGCTCCCAGTTGTTGTACGGGTTAAGCTCGGTATGATACCAAATACAAGCGTGCCTACCATACAAGTTCTCCGCTTGATAAGGCATCTCGCCTTTAGGGACCGTTAGAACATTGTTATTGGGTAACAATGGAGATTTGCGGGTAGCCGTTACCTTGGCACTGTTGATGTACTCCTTCACGACTTGAGTGTACCCTTGCACCGGCGTAAAAGTAACAATCAGCTTCCCAGACCTAGTCACCAGACGGTAGCGCAGGGTATCGAGCCAGTTCTGCGGCACAAGTTCGTCGCACCAGACGTAGTCCACCTCACCACCTTCAACCACCTTAATGTCCTGGGCATAGTTAAGGAACCAGATCTGGTTACCCATGTACACCGCCGTATTGTCGCTGAACCCGTTCTTCTGGCTAAAACTAATCTGCGTATGATTAGTACGTTTAATATTTCGTATCTCAGGCGGTAGGTACTTATAGAAGACGTTCTGCTGGGCAGACACACTTGTCATGTGGTTAGTGTGAAAGCACCAGATGCGGATGTTGCGCTTGTTGTAGCGTTCCTTTACCCAAGACGGCGCTTGTCCATTAAGGTCAGTCCCTACAAAAGCCTGGGCCATCCGTTTGGCAGCGTACTCAGTCTTGCCACTTCTGTTCCCCCCAAGGACGACGATCTCGTTAAAGCGGTCTAGCAGCTTATCTGCATCGGGCCAGTGCGGCAGCTCGTGGCCATAGCGCATCGGATCGTTCTGCTCAGCCTTAATCTTGTTCTCCCGCATGAGGAAAAGATCGAGCACCTTCTCCGGGCCAATGTTCTCGATCATCTCCAGCCGCTGCCGCTTGTTCGGTGCCGGGAGCGTTGGATGTTCCTCCAGCTTGTAGGCTAAAACTTTCTCAATAATTTCCTGATTTTCTTCATTCATACAGTTGACTTTCCCTGAAGATGCTCTAAATTCCTTGTGTCGTCAAATAAACGACCGTGTACCTTCTGCGCAACCTGAAACACTGGACGCACGAGCGACTAAATGGTTCCAACTATTCCTCTTGAGTTGGATTAAACATCTGCTTCGGCTTCAAAGTTGCAGAGTGCTGACAGTCACGCCTACGAGAATGGCAAGAGTTTCCCGAACGGGTAGCCATCACTCACGACTGTAATTGCGAAACGAACGACGACACTTATACGGATCGTTGATCTCTTTTTTGTATAGTACTCCCCCAAGATAGGCAGTAATGCTGAGTCTTGGGGGTACTATGCTCACTCGCAACTCTCCTTGCCGGATTGTTTATCTCCTCCGGTGAGCAGCGTTAGCTGCGAGAGTGAGCATCTGGGCGAAGCCTAGTGCGAACGGCAACACGAAGCTAGAAGTAAGACAATCTTACTAACGAGTAAAAAGTAAGCTCTAGCTTAAGAACAGATAATCCAAAGTATAGCCAACTCAAACGTGTTAAGTGGCGTATACTCGGCGCTTACCAAGCTTAACACACACTTAAGCGCGATATGCAGCATATAACCTGCGCTTAATGCGAATATAAGCGACTTAAACTTACTCTTAAGCCGATCAAGCGTGTCATATACTGCCAACTTGTCTTTGAGCGTCACCTTATGCATATAGTCTTGTTCTTAACCCGAATCTTCTGTCCTTTGCGAAAGTTAAACCCTCTAGCACCCACAAACACTTTGTCAGCCATATCAGTCTTAACCCAACGACTGTTCGGATATAACATGACAATTGTCTGTTCCGTAACCTCATCACTTACGGACAACTGCTGCGGCTCTGTCACAGGTGTCACCTGTACCACCGGCACAAGCTCCTCCACAGGCTGCTCCTGCTCGGCCACATCACAAGCCAGCGTGCCGTCCAACAGGTCACTGCGATAGATACGGCGCACACCGCGAAACGCCTTCCGCTCGATGTAATCCACGTCCTGCTTGTACGACATAGGCCGATACGCCGGGCCTAAGTGCTGCTTAACCGTCTTCTCGCTTAGTGTGTACTTGGTCATAGTACGAACGACGGTACACTGGGTCGGCCAATTACACAAGCAAGGTGTAGCGTAGCATGGCGACGGGTGCACGAGCCGAGTGCGAAGGGGGCCAGTTGGCGAAAAAAAGTCTGAGGGGGGCTATGCGTCGCTGTCGTCGCCAGTCAGCCAGGCGCGACCCCCTCCCCCCCTGCCTCCGGTTTTGGCACGTCAAAATGCACTCCAACAGAGTAAATCCCCACTCTATATGATATGTGTTGTAAACTGTTATGGCCAACGTACTCAGCCGCAGCCGCTTGCAAGGGCCGTCCAAACGGAGCGCGACGGGATGGTCCGTTTGCTGGTCGGAGAGCGTCGATTGACGGGCCACGAGGGCCACGGAGCGGGGTGGCTGACGGCTCACATACACGCACGCGGTGATTGTATACAATCCAAGGGACGTAACGCATTTACTTCGTACACGAACTATCTCCACCGCACGCCCGCACTCGCCCGCACTCCGCAGCACGTCCCACAGTCACGCCTCTCGTGCACTCACCGAGCCGCACTCACTCGCACGCACGCACTCACCAGGCACGCACGCACTACGCACTTTTCTTTGCCTATCGTCACTTTTTTGTTGCTTACTTGTGCAAAGCGCCGTATTTTTGCCCTCGTATGAATAACACATCACTAATCGACTCCCTAAACGCAGAGCTCCAATCAGCACAAGCGGAGCTACTTGCACTCCGCACGGCGGGCACGCTTGGTCTGAAGATCACAGAGGCTTATTTGCGTATTCTACACGCAACAAACGCCTTGATGGCCTACAGAGTCGCCGTGTTAGAGCGTGCTTGCGTAACACTAGCCTAACCTTAACCAACCCAACCCAAACTTATGATCGCTAATATCGTTACCATCTCAACCTACTGCCCACAATATCAGGCATTTGAGGAGCGCCAAATCTGGCTCAATCGTCGCTACCGTCTCACCTACAGAGGAGCGCAACGCATCATCAGTAAATCCCATCCATCATCAATCGTAACTCGTATTGAGACAGCAATCTACGCCTAAACCTTATGACCATCGAATCCATGAATACCCTCGAACACATTGCATACGTACGACTTGCACTCATGCTCGCATCTGCGGGCTGCGTGCTCATCGCAGCTTCCCTTTGGGCGTCAATCTATTGTGACTGGCGCAAAAGCAATCGCAAGTAACAACCTCAAACCTAACATACTACAAAAAACCATATGAACATTACACTATCACAACCATCGAAAATGCCATGCCAAGGATGGTCAATCCCTGCTCTCGCATGTAAGACAGGCTCCAAGCTCGCACAAGTCGTTGGATCCGTTTGTCATGGCTGTTACGCTTTGTCGGGCTTTTATCGCATGCCAAACGTCCAACGTGCGCTTCAGCAACGCCTTGCAATGATGGATTCGCCCGAATGGGTGCCAGCGATGATTGCCAAGATTCGCGACACGGAGAAAAGCGGTTTCTTCCGTTGGTTCGATAGTGGGGACCTTCAGAGCATTAAGACGCTGAAAGCAATCGTCCGCATCGCTATCGCTTTGCCAGAGATACAGTTTTGGCTCCCCACAAAGGAGTACGGCATCGTCTCCGAGTACGTTGAATTGTTCGGCTCATTCCCTCCAAACCTTACCGTGCGTCTCTCCGCTTATATGGTCGACAAGGCTGGTCCCAACAGCCTAGCAGAAGGGTTGGGCGTCACCACAAGCGAAGTCTCATCAACGGCGGGTACATGTCCGGCGCCTACGCAAGGAAACAAATGCGGCGAGTGCCGGGCATGCTGGAACAAAGACATTCAGACTGTCACCTATCGCCTGCACTAAGCTCATGAAACGCTACAAACTTACATACGCTGACCGATACTGCTACGCGCAATGCAATGGCACTCGCATTATTGAAGCTGATTCAAACGAGTTTGCTCGTGAGCTTGCTTTGGAATGGCTAAGAGCCCACGGAGGAATTGAGGGCCTTCTCTGGTCACTTATTGAGGAATAATCGATGAACTACAAAATCCAAACTGCCGCCTGCTATGGCTGGGCTGACCTTAAGGAATGTGACAACGATTCGGACATCTATGTTGCCTGCACATTCGCAATCAAATCCGAAGCCGAATCAGAGCTTGCAGATATCCTAGATGGCTGCGACGGCTCGCCCGACGATTGGCGCATCGTGCCAGCTGACATGCCAGCCGATTGTGACATCTACGAATAACCAAGCGCCCCTAGGTTACGCGCCTAGGGGCTTTCTTTTGCCCTAATTCCGCCCCACTCCTCGCACCTCTCGCGCAACCCTGCGCAGGCTCGCCAGCAATGTCGCGAGCTGGCGCGCCAACATCCTTTCCCGCCTATGTGATACCTCATACATGCTCCGCCATTTCGCGGCCTCACTCGCATAAAACTCGGCCTCTTCCTCTAGGGCTTCGCAATCGTCGCACATAAGTCGTTCTCTAGCAGCGCGATGCGAACATGCTGCGCTTGGATGATGCGCCAATACCGCTCGGTAAGATCGCGCAGGTCCAAAAGCTCATTTGCCAAGTCAATCCCGTTCGGTAAAACCAAATTTGAATTTGGAATCTCCAAAAGCAATTTCGAATCTAGCTTGAAATTTGGAAGGCTGACTTCTGATTTACAAGGTAGACCGGCCATCGCATCACTCGTTTTCAATCGTTCCAACATGTTCGTCTTGGGCTTTCGGCGGCTTAAGGGCCGCCATGAAAGCGGCAGAGATGTCGTTATTCGTGTGCAAATGCACATGTTGGTGCAGCTGATCCGGCACCTTGTTCTTCTCTAGGTTAGCATACTTGTCCAAGGTGATCCCCAGAGCCAGCACTGCGTCCTTGGCGGACATCTCCGGCATAAGCTCCATGACCCGCTGCGCAGCGCCATCGATCACCGATTGTAGCTTGGCCTTCAAGTTTGTATTGAAGTACGCATTACGGAATTGCGAATCCATATCCAGCGCACTTACCTTGATCTCATCTACACTTCGCTCGGAGATACCGAGCTGCATGGCAATGGCTCTCGAGTGTTGCCCGGTGATGAACAGATCGAGCACCTTCTTCTGTATCTCCGGTGGAATGCCCGCAAGCGCCCCTTGTCCGTTCACTTTCTCCATTACAACCCCAGGCACATGCTTCTCGATCTTCACGCCACTCAACCCGGCAAGCTGCCGTGCCCTGCTCTCGGGGGAGCGGTACACGGCGTTGCGCTTCTTGCGCTTTGGTGTCTCGCTCATACCCCACAAAGCCCCTCACATTCGTTTCCAAACATATCAAGCTGCCCAGCGTCTTCTTCAGTGGACAAGTCGACATCCTCAAGCGGGACGCACGACCTGTGCAGCCAAGGGACGCTTCTCATCTTGTCTGTTTCTGCTTTTGTGCGCTGCAATTCTTTCTCGACTCGCACGGCCTCAGTAAAAGCTTCTGGCTCGTGTTCCTTAAGTCGTCGCCACTCTTTATTTGAGTGGAACGGGCAATACGAACATGCACTTCTTGGTGGCTCAGGAAACCCGCGCTGCTTTAACCAAGCGATACAATCGTGACGGCGCATCTCAAGCTCAACCAACGGCCACCGATGTTGCGTCCACTTGTCGCGACTTGGTTTCATGCGTTGAATCTCATCGTAACTGATGCCAATGAATTGAGTGATTTGCACCTGTTTTTCACCTCTTTTGATGCCACAAAGCCGCCTCAAATTCTTAAGAATTGGTGCAATTTTGTAATCTGCTGTGCAGGATCTGCCGAGTAAGCCAATGCTGCCATCCGGTGCCTGCATAAATGCTGGAATTGTGCTTTTAGTCCATACCCTGCCATCTTTGGCAGTCCGAAACGCCATCATGTCAGTGGTCATGTTCCCACGAGTCACTCGATGCACCGGAAATGGAAGCTGTTTCTCAAGCCAATCAAGCCATGTGTATACAGATTTTGGCTCCGCTTGAGTGTCAGCAAAGATGGCAAAGTCCGGCATTGGCGCGATCTCTCCAACTGCTGCCATGAGCGCAAGCGTGCTGGACTGCACGCCTGCACCCAAATTAAGCACATTCCATTTAGTGGTCGGCGGTGGCTGACCGTTAAGTGAAAGCATTATACTCACTCTCGCTCCTCCATGAATGACAAGTCCTCAGCCGTGATCCCGGTGATGTCGCCAAAGGCAGCCTCACGGATGGCCTGGAGCTGCATGTAGTAGTGATCCGCCTTGAGCGCGATGCGAAGCTGGATGTCAGCTTCCTCTTCACGTTCCTTTTTCAAAATTTGAATTTCATTTTTCAATTTTGAAATCTCCTCTTCAGCCTGAAGCAGGAGCATCTCTGTGGCTATGGCTTGTTCTGGTGTCATTTTTGTTTAACGTACTCTAGTCCGGCCTCGTCTAAAAGCGCATACAACCGCTTAGCCTCATCTTTCCACGAATGCTTACGCTCGATTAACGGCATGCCAACCAGCGCCCGCAGCCTGTTCATGGCTTTCATGCCTACCCAGATGACCTGTTGGTTGTGCTCAAGTGCGTAGCGAAGCTGCTCCATGCTGCGGATGTTGAGCTTCTCGATGTACCGGGCCATCTTGAAGTCGAGGGGCGCACACCCGCTGAGTTGCTCCATTCGGTACACCCACAACTTGCGTCTGTTCTCAAACGGCCTCATTTCCGAGTCTCCTCATGTTTAATCGCGTCCCACATGCAATCAGCTTCAAGCTGGTGATACTTAGCCAACAGACGCAGCACGCAAATGGCTGTCGTGTCCTCGTCGCTCTCGGCAAAGTCTTCAACATATGAGGCAATGCGCCCCAGCATCTGTGAATGCTCCTTGAGTTTCTCGATGTTGTCGCTCACTTCTGCACCTCCTCCCATTTGCCTAGTGTCCGCAGAAACGCCTCTGCGCGTTGGCGGGCTGTGGCGCGAAAGTAAAACAGTCCATTTTTATTTACAAGCTGCTCAATGTAATGCGCCATAACAAACATGTTTGTTTGACTGAGCGTATTCTCCGCCTCATGCATCGCGTTTAGGTCGGTGCAGTAGTCTGGCAATTTGGCATGTTGGGTAACAAAAAAGCCTTTATCGTTAAGTTTAACTTTTCTGCATGGCTTCTTTAATCCGCACGCCTCCGCAATCGCTGCGTTGATTTGTTCGTCGCTCACTTCTGCACCTCCTTCTGCGTCAGCTTATACGCCTCAGCCAACACAAGGTCAGCGTCAAGCAGTGCAGCCCGGTCTTGCGCAGATGCTGAGTTAGCGTCGTAGTGACTCAGCAGCCTATGCTTGAGCTGCTCGATCGCTGATGCCGCCTGTACGGCAAGATGCCTGTGCATGATAAGCTCGGCCTTAAGGTTGCCGATCATCTCGGCCTGACGGTTGTGTGCGTCCATGTATTGTTGTAGTTGTACGCTCATGCTGCGAATTTGACTCCCATTCGACGGTGTGCAGTCTTGTTCTCGTACCCGATGCTGATTAATGCATCGATCATCTCCTCGTTCGAGGGCCACATTTCCTTGCGAAAAGTGCTAGGATGTGCTCGGAGCCACATGTCCATTTCCGGCCAACGGTTCGGCACCGTCTTGTCTGCAAAGTAATCCCACCACACGATCTGCGCCACAAACACTTGCAGCTTCACCGGCAGTTCCATAATCCGGCTCTGCCATTCCCGTGGATCGACCAGTCTCAACCTGCCTACCCAGCCGTTCGATTGTCTTTTTGTATTCCTGATTCTCATTTGTTAGTCGTTTGTTTTCTTGTGTTAGTACATGGATGCGCTCCATGAGCGATTCGATTAATTGAGCACTCATTCTCGGTCGAAGATGTAGCCCAGCGCCAATGCTAGAATGCTTAGTATAGCAATAGCAACTTGTATTTTAGGTGGGTTCTTCATTCTTCTTTTGACTTTCTTTAGCATCACACTCAGGGCAGAACCAGTCTCCCCAAAAGTCTTGAGTCAAATCTTCCCGGCAGTACCAGCAGACTGGATGCTCGTCTTTGGGGTCGCTGTCCCCGGGGAATCCTGTGCTGATCATCGGCGACCTCCGTTGTATTCGTACATGGCTGACACCGCAAACACGGCGCTTGAGATAAACAACGCAAGCAGCACGACTGCTTCCCACAGTTCTTGAGCGAAGTAGGCAATGGCTAGTCCATCTAGAATCGCAAGTGTCGCAAATGCCCAGAGGTAGGGCAGTGCTTTGTTTGAGTTGTCGGGTTCAAGTTTCATATATGACTGGTAGTGTTTTACTTTATTCATTGTGGAATGTTGCTGTTTTGCCATGGAAACGCAGATTTGCACTGACGCCACACGGGCCATTTCGTTGGATGGGTATGCCAATCTCGCGAAACTCTGCGTCGTCGGACAGCTTCACAACCATCACGGCTGTGGCGTCTTGTCCGATTGCGCGGCTTTCACGAGCTTTACCCTGTTCATTTAGTTGCGTAATTGAGATGACTAAGCAACCTAATTCGATGCCAAGTAAGCGCAGACTCCGGCTGACCTCGGCCACTTCACGCTCACGGCTGCTGTCCTTGCCTAGGTCGCACCTGACAAGCTGGATGTAATCCACGAACAGCACGCCCAAGCCATCCGGCGACTTCGCCATAGCCCGTGCAGTAGCGCAGATGTTGGCGATGTCATAGAGATCGTCGCGCACCACTAGACGGCTGTTATTAAGCTTCTGGATGGCACCGTGGACGCCTCGTATGTCGCGCTCGTGCTTCGCACCTTCAGCGAGGGTGCGCAGGCTGACGCTGCCCAGCCGGGCGACAAGCCGGTCGATGATTTGGTTAGCTGGCATCTCCAAAGAGATGACGAGGATTCCTTTGTTCATAATAAGCGCATCTGCGTGTCGATTTTTGCCGATGCATCATACCGTTTGGTGTCTCCCTTTGGATATGGCTCAACGGTGTACTTCAACGCACTCCGCATTTGTTTCTTTTGTTTATTGTTGCCGCAGAAGTAAATATATCTGTGCTTTCTGGATCTTTCCTTTAAGTAAAAAGCATCTCCGTACTTTTCTCGCATCCAAGCTGCCCTATTTTCTTTGCCGCGACTTTCATCTGCAATTGTTGCTCCGTGAAGATGTTCTAGGCCTTTAATTGCCCAATCTGTTCTTTTTGCCGAAAGGCCAGTGTATAAAAAGTTTGTGGCTTGATAAACGTAGCCAACATGTCCCTGTTCTAGATCAGCATAACTAACAACAATCAGTGGCTTTGGCAGCATAGATAAAGATCTTCCAACTAAAATGCTTGCAAGGTTTTTCATGCTGTTGCAACAGAGCCTGTTTAGCTCAACCACATGGCTTTCCCATACTTCCCCGCAAACTCCAGACCTTAATGATGAGCTTGCTGGAGTTCCGTAAGTGATAACACCCTGAAGTTTACTGTCTTGCCAAGCTCCAAAAGCGTAAGATATTGGACAAAGCCTTCTTGCGTAATGACGATTTAAAAGCCAAGGCTCCGCTTCAGTTGCAGAGATTTCAGTGACAACAATATCCACATTATCGTGTTCCATTACCTGGCCTTGCAGACGTGTGACTATGCTGCCCCGTGTACGGCTCAAGCAGATACTTCACCTCGATAAGATCCGTCGATTGATTCTCCGGCAGAAGCATAAGCGCCTCCATCTTCGAGCCGAGTGCAGCCTTCTCGCCGATGGCGATGATGTCCTGCGTCTTCTTGGGGCGCGGCAGCTCCACGTTTTGCAGCACGTTAGTACGGCGGATGAGTACCCAGTCGCTCATGGTTGTGCCTCCTTCCACTTGCCTAATGTCCGCAGAAACGCCTTTGCCTTTTCTCGCGCAGTAGCATGGCAGATGTCTTGCATGAAACTGGCTAAGTGCATTAAGTAGATCCTCCACTGCTGCATGTTCAGCGTTTTCTCCGCCAGATGCATGGCGTTAAGATCATTTGCCCAATCCCACAATTCGTCGCAAGTGCAGTCAATGCCGTTGGCCGTCCACACATAGACGCCGTCTTCCTTGCGCCAGCCCATAGCGTCAGCCATGGCTACGTTAATCTCGTCGTCGCTCATGCTTCCTCCCATCTTCTTGGCAGCATCACGCGCATCGTTGGTGGACCGGGCCACACGTCTTGATCGAGGCACAGTTTGTACTGCGATAAAGTCACGTCCAACTGGTCATTGGCCAAATCAATCAACTCGGTTGACGCCTTCACCCACTGGCTCAAGTAAGGTGCTTGCATGTCGACGACCAAGAAGTAAAAGTCAATGTCCTCTTGGCCGGTGATCCGCTCCAGACCGTAGGTGTACCAAGCAGCTTGCTTATCGTAGCCGAAACCAAAGAACTTGTGGTCGAATTTAGACCAGTCACTGGTCGTCTTTAAATCGACAATCGCCGGACGACCCTTAATTTCAGTAATCATGTCCGGCCTGCCTTTACACTGAATACCGTCGCGCTCCCAGAACATGGACGCTTCGATAATCTTGTTAGCTGTGACCATCTCAAGCAACGGCTCTACAGCCGCACAGGCACCCTCTACACGCGCCCCTTCGTCTTCGTTGAGGATGACTTTACCAAGGTTCTCTTGGCAAAAGTTCTCCCATGTCAGCTTGCCCTCCTTGGTGCGCCGATCACACGCTGGAGCGATAGCGTATTCACAGCGGCCCTCAAGAGCGAGGCTGTGGACAAGTGTGCCAAGCTCCATCTCGCGGGAGGGCTTCCACTCTTGGCTTTCCTTCCACTTGTAGTACGACGGACACACGGCGAATGCGTCCAGGCTGTGTTTACTCAGGCCGTGCATTGCACGGTACTTTGTCATTTCCCAATCGTAGTGTATTTCGTTTTTCATTTTGTTATGGGTTGATTTCAAGCGCACCACAGCCAACGATCCTGCCAGCTCCGTCGCGAATGAGTTTTGTTGGACTCGCCAAATCTTTCCTGTGCGGAAGTGCAGTTCGCACATAGCCCGGCACAATGTAAAGTACACCTTTAATTGGATCCGGCAGGTTGCTCACACGAGCGTCCTTGCAGCACATTATGGGGACACCGTCTATGTCGTCCACCTTAGACAAGTGTGAGTGTACTTTGACTGAGTTTCCGCTAGGCTCGACGATACCATAGCCAGTGATGACTATGTCGTGAGGGGTAAGGTTGATAAGCTTATTCATTTATTAAGTTTGCAATGATGTTGAGTGCCAGCATGGTTTTGCCGGACTTAGTTTCGCCACCGATGACGACAAAGTCTCCGTAGCGTATCGGGCAGATGTTGTCGATAGCGGAGTAGCCGGTTTTGATCCGCATAGATTCGTCATCGCCAGTCTCGTAGCGTGTCAGCGCATTAAGCAAGAGCGCCTTCGTATCCATGACTTTCGGTGGGGCCAGTTCACGGGACAGGCTCTCAACCTTCATCACGACATCACTTAACAGCTCCGGCGTCTGCTGCGTCTGGTCGCCGATAGCCATGAGCGTCTCGTAAGCAACATGCTGCAAGGTGCGACGCTTGGCCGTGGACTTGACTATCTCGATGAGGTCACCAATTGCTGACGCAATCGGCATGAGCGTGTAGAGCTCGCTCAGTTCGTGGAATTGCACCTGAGGCAGCGTCTCGCGTACTTTCTCAAATACGACACGGATCTCCGAGCTGGCGTTGCGGCTCTGCTGCTGCAAGATGATCTCGCATACTCGGTGACTGAGCGGATCGAAGATGTCTGACACCTTGAAGTTTTTCTCCGAGATGTGATGCAAGAACACCTCTGGATGGTTCAGCGCAATCGACGCTATGCCACGTTCAGCCTCGCTCGCGGTTGGCACCACCGTGTCGGGTGGCAACTCTACAGGCTTACGCCTACCAGCTTTCTTGGGTGCTTCCATTTGATGCCATTAAAGTGTCGCGCTTAAGAAGCGTCTTGATTGGCGTACGCACCATTGACGATGCACGGGATAGCCAACCGTTGAGGTAGCGTCCCATGCCGCGCTGGGTCTTGCGTCGCAAAGGATCGGCTTCGATCCAGGCGTGGGCTTTGAGCAACTCTACTTCGACGGTTTTCTCGCCATAGATGATGACGAGATCCTTCATCAAGCGCGGCGGCACCTGCCAGTCTTTTCCGTCTTGAGTCTGGAATGTCATGTTGTACATGCTCATCGTCTTACCTGACTCGGGGTCTTGGCAAAGCTCGTCCACCATTTCCTTCACGGACGTGTACCGCTTACCTGACGACTCGAGCTCTTTGTTCGTGACGATGCACATGGCGTCAGCCAAGTCCTGTGCAGGCTGTACCGGCTCAGGCGTCACAGGTGATTCTGGCTCGCTAACGATCTGGCATGGCTCCTCGAGAGGGACGACCAGCTCGACTTTGGTGCCGGATTTGTAGCTAATGTTAATGCTTATGTTCATGTTTTTGATATTTCAATGATCTCATCAACCAACAGATTAGAAAACGAAACACTAATTTTTTCTCCCGTTGTCTGCTGCGATTCTTACGCAACCAAGCCGATGCCTTAAGAAGTTCATATTTCAGATCCAACTTGCTTGAGTATCCCTCAATCAAAGCCTGCACACGATCATCCTCAATGCAGTACACGCCATCCTTTGCCTCAAATTCTATTGTTTTTAATTCTTCGTTTGTCATTTGGTAAATGTGTGCGTTGTGCAGGCGCACCCCTGCATGGTGCAGAATTACTTAAGCCCGTCCATCCCATCCCTGAGCAGCCGGAAGAACAACTCAGCATTCATCGTGACAAGCCAAGGCGTCCTGTTTTTTTTATGAGCAACGATCCACGGCTTTCCGGCGCCATCACGTTCTGCCTGCTCAGTGGCCTTGATGAGGTTGAGGTTCTCGACAAACTTCACCTCTTGGTGTAGTCCGCGCAGCTCCTCACACACCACATCCGGGCTGTCGCCACCTCCGGCAAACTGTTGCCCACGACGGGCCGTGAAGCCCGCCGCACGCAACTCGTCGCGCCAGAGGCGTTCTCCACGGCAGCCTTTAGCCCTGCTGTTTATTGGCATCTCGTTTGACTTGGAGCCAATGGTTAACTTCCTCAAGCGAAAAGCGCAAGCAGCGCGGGCTGATACGGTGATGAGGAATCTTACCTTCACGCGCCCACTTCAGGACAGTCTGAAGTGAGACGTTTGCGAGCTGGGCAATATCTTTGGCTTTTACCATTTGAGATCGTCCTCCTCTAGTTCAGGTGCTTCTTCCTTCGCTGCCTTCACCTGCGCTGAGGGGAATGCCTTCGCAAAGCCCGCACGATCTGCGGAGATAAACAAGCTGGTCGCGATAGCCTGGAGATGCTCAGGCGAAAGCGCCTTAACCTCTTTGCCAACCCATTCGGCTGCTTTGATAGCTTCAGCCATAAGCTGTGCAGCCTGAAAGAGCGCACGCTTGGCATCAGCCACAGTCAGCGACACAGGTGACGAAGCCTGCACAGGCTTGCGTGGGCCTGCCACTGGTGACGCGCCGCTTGCGTCATCAATGATGGCAGCCTTGTCGGTGACCTTCAACTCGTTCTCGCCGGAATGAGTGGATGTCTTTACTGACAGGCCCTCAAGGCCCTTCTTGCCAGCTTGTGACTTGATGGTCACCATCTGGCCTTTGAGATCTCCCATCTCGTCTGGCAGCCAGAATGAGGCCTTGCACTCGCCAGTGGCATCTTGGACTACCGCGTTCTGTACGCGCCATTCACCAAACTTACCCTGACCAGTACGGGGTGGGTAAACCGTCTTGATTGTGACTCTGATCTCACCGATGACGCTGCCGTCGGCAAGGTTCGCTAAGTCTGCAATTGTTGCTACTTTCATTTTTGTTAAGTTTCATCGATGGACCATCCACCGAATGCCAGCAACGTACACGTTGCTTTTCTACGCGCAACTACTTTTTTGCACGAATTTCATCATCATCGTCATCATCCTCATCATCACACTCTTCTGACCAAGAATGCTCTAGCACACGTTCTTGGTGCATGAGATGGATGTGGCGATCACGAGCAAAACGGTTGCCCCAACCGGCCTCGTAGCGATCCGTGTTGTCGTTATCAAGTTCGTTCTGCGCCTGCACCAGGATCTCGCCGCACTCAAAGTACTCAGACAAAATGTCTTTTGCACGTTGGATGATGGCTTGGCGTTCAGATTCTTGCGGGCTCATAGCTTGTAATGTACCGTGGGGATAATCCTGCCGTCACACGTTTTGTGCAAAAATGTCTGTGCGGCAGCCTTGTTTCGATTAAGGACATTACGCGCCGCAGTTCTGCCCATGTTTAGGCGTTGAGCAATTTGAGTGAGCGTGTACCACCCCGGAGGAGCACACTTTGCGTGCAGAGTTTCGGCAAGCTGCGCGAGCCAGTCTCCCTTTACACGGGGAGCCGGAAGCTTCCGTCTTTTGTTTCTTTTGTCAGCCATACAATTGTCTCATTGTCAGTATATTCACCCCACGCCCAACCTCGACTCCATGCGGTGGTTGCGATTCTATTCTCCGCATAGCCAGCCATTTCGGGATCTCCTAGCCACCCAACAGAGTAGCCAGTCACCCCTTTAATGCGCCGACCTTCAGCGATTTGTACACGGTGAATGTGGCCCATGACAAGCTTGGTGTACCGTCCGTGACACATACGCTCGGCGGAATCCCGCAGCGCATTCTCGCTGTGAAGATAGCCGTGCTGGAAAAGAGCATCGCCTAACCCAACAAAGCCGATTTTGAGCTTGTAGTCGTACACCTTGCACTTAATCGACTTGGCTCTGTCGTGGATCTGGTGGTACACACGAGTCGCAAGTGCAGAGATGATTGCTTTGGGATGGCTCATCAGCGTGACCAGCCGGGCCTCGTGATTGCCGAGCAGGTAGTGCTGTGGACGTAAAGCGGAGATAAACGCTAGACCGTCGTTAAGGTCCGCCTCAGGATTGACGGTAGCGTCGTGACTATCGTTAGTGATAGCGCCACTGCGCAGGCACGTCATGTCGATGGCATCGCCCAGATGCAGCACCGTGTCCGGCTTCCACCGATCACGAAAGCGAAGGACTTCCTTGAGTACAGCCTGGTCGGCCATGAAGCCGTGGCTGCATGATACTGCAAGGAAGCGTTTCCACTTCCGTGTTATGTTCGCCATAGGCTATTTCTTGCGCTTAGCAGCGGCCTGCTGACGAGCAGCATCCTTCTGTACGCGATAAGCGATTGCCACAGCCTGCTTCTGTGGTTTGCCAGCGCCGATCTCGCGCCGGAGGTTTTCAGTGAAAGCTTTGTCGGATGCGGAGTGCTTGAGTGGCATATAATTATTTTGATTGTTTCAGTTCTCGTTTAATTGCGCCAACAATATCTTTAGTTGCCTTATCCTTGGCTTCTTGTTCACTTCTAAAAATGCCAACAAGTCGTCCATTGGAATCAAAAAGCTTATGAGACGTGTCGCTTTTGCTGACAATCTTCATTCCATTTACACCATCGGACAACACATATCCATCTCCAAGAGCCTCGCGACTGCTAGTCTTGTCCATGAAGGCAACAGGCATCTTCTTGCGCTCGATGTCACTAATTGCCTGTTGTTGCATCGTAGACTGCATAGCCTGAGTAATGCGCTTGGATAGCGCAAATTCTTCAGGTGAGCCAGCAGCAACTTTTGGCATTTTTAGCAGCAAATTGCGAACGCCTGGGGTTTCGTACAAACGTCCTAGTCCGTATGTAGCGCCTGCTACAAGGGCCGTACCAGCAAATCCGAGCGAATGCCCAATCATGCCAGCTATTGTTGGCAATAACAGCTTTTGTCCAGTAGAAGGATCGTAATTAAACTCTCCAGCTCTTTTTGTAAGATTTAAATATCGAGTAAGCCCATCAATCGCGTTTTTGTCTGCGCCACTAAAAAATATGCCAGTTTGTTTTTCTGCGCTTCCAAGATTTCCAAGAAATTGCACAGGAGAAAGTTGCTTTGTTTTGTTATCTAAAGACCTAGTCGCAACGTCTTCAAGAATAGCAGCGCGAGCAGAGGCTTGGCCCTTAGCATCAAGATTTTTATACAGCAACTCAACTTCGCTTTTAGATTTACTAAACAGTAATTTACTAGCAATTTCTTTATTTACAGTTCCTTTATTTAAGGCTGCTCTAAGTGCGGCGTCGTCTAGCTCTTTTGCCATTTCATGCAAATTAGTATTTGCAGATTCCCACGCATTTCTATCACGCCCGCTAGCTTCAATGAAATCTCCTAGCTCTTGCTTGATTGCTCCATATACACGATCCATTGATTTGCCCGCCAATCCTTTAATTGACGCTAAATTTGGATCATCTAATAAGTCTCCAGCAAGTTTTAAATTGGCAGCTACCTGAGATGCTGTTTTCCCTTGAATCCCACTTTTAAACGATTCAAGCTCCGTAATAACTGAAGCAAGTCTATTTGGATTTACACCATTAAGGAACTTAATTTCGTCATCAATTGCTTTGACTGCGTTTGCAGTTGAAACTGTAACTCCAGTGCTATCAAGATCCTGCAAAATTCCTTTAACAATACTTGTGTTGGCAGAAAGTTCTGCTGCTCTTGTGGCGTTAAGGTTGGCAGTAACATCGCGAATTGCGTCACCTCCAACGGTTGCACTAAACTGACCAAGTAAATCTTTAACAGCTTGAGTTCTTTCTTCTGATTGCTGAACAAGTGCGGCTCTTCCTCCAACAGCTTCTCGCACGTCTTGCATTCTGCGACTTAACGGACCGCCAGGCTGAAGAACATCGGATGTACGAACAAGTCTTCCGGCAGACTCAGCCTCTGATATGGCTTGCGCAGTTTCTGCGGCAGTCATGCCTGCAACCGATGGACCTGTTGTTGGGGTTCTTGCCCCAGCAAGTTTTCCAGCAGCTAACCCGCCAGTCAGTCCTCCAACCAAGGATGCTGCAATCTGACCCTTTGTGCCTGCTCCCATTTCTTCAGCAAGATACCTTGCCCCTTCCGCTGTGGCTCCACCGGCAGCAGCGGCGGAAAGCTGTTGCAACGGCTTTTCTGCTAGCACAGCTCCAATCTTGCGTGCGGTTGCAGATGCAGCGCCTTTAAGCACATTCCCAATTCCAATGCCAGCAGCAGTGGATGCCACAGAACTCCCGACGGATTCTGCAATACGCCCAGCTTCTGTGCTAGTTGGGTCAAGGCCCATCCGAGTGAACAGCTCACCAAAAAGCTCAGTAGGTGTTTTTAAATCAGTGCTCAGGAAGTGGTTCATCCCAAGCACCAATGGATCACCTATAAGCTGGCCTGCGGCAACGGCGGTTGCTCCCATTGCAGCCCCACCAGGAATAGGGCTTAGTAAGCCAGCAGTGGCACCTAGGGCAACTGGCCCCATTCCACGAGCTAGTCCACGAGCAACGTCTGCTGTTTCGCTAGTAGGCTCCTGCGCTGCCGTGGGCTGGCGCGAGCTTTGAGCGTATTGATTTACAGTTTGAGTGATTTGCTCAGTAGTTGCTTGGTCTGGAAACTCCAGTATGGTGCCATCAGGCAGTACAGCTTCTTGTGGCATAATTAGTCTTGTATAGGCATATAAGCGCCACCCTTCATTTCAAAACGAATGCGCTTAGGCTTTTCTGAAGTAGGGGCCGATGGAGTTTGTGGAGTTACTCTTTTTCCTTCAAGCTCAGCCTCAAGGCCAGACTTAAACAAAGGAAGCGGTTTAAGCCCGGACACTCGTCCAAACCATTCTGGGGAAGAGGAAGCTTCAAGCTCAGAAATTCTTTCGTTTCTAACGCTTGCAATGCTATTGTAATTCCCTTTAATTTTTTCAATGTAATCATCTGGACGAGCAATGAATCCTGACTTTTTAGGGTCTGCAAGATACGTCATCAAATTATTTACATTTGCCGCTCCTCCTGGCAGTGTTTGAGCCCACAACTGGTAATCTCCAAGTTCTGGGGCTCCAAGGAAAAACTCACCAATCTGCATTGCATCTGTTCCGCCAGTTCCTGAAGACTGCGTAAGCTTTGGAATCATCAACTGTAGCCGCTCTCTCTTTTTATTGGGATCTTTTTCTTTTTCAGCAGCAGTAACCTCTTTGTAAACAATCTTTGACATGTCCCTTATTTTTGCAAGGTTGTCAATTTGAGGAATGATTACCTTTGCAGATGCACTGTCATCGAATGACTTAAGGTCTTCTGGATTAACGTATGTATCAATGGTATCTTTTAAAGTCCTAAAGATAAGATCTCTATCTCTTGGATTTTGCTGCGCCATTCGAAATGCATTCTGTTGCGCTTTTGCAATTTTTTCTCTAACGGCTTGCCTGCGGCTTTCATGTTGCCGCTCTGGATACATTGGAGCCTGCTCTGGCTGTGCCATCTCCTGTGGCGCAGTTGTCTGCGCCTGGGTAGTTGGCTGGGCAGTAGGCGGCATAACTGCCTGTTCCGGTCCAAAGTCTCCACCAGATCCGCTATAACTGGTATCCATCGGAGCATTTGCTAAATTGTACTTAGCCATCTCCTGTGGAGTTAACTGCTGTGCTTGCTGTGGCGCGGCGACGGGAGCATTTGGTATATTATATTGAGCAAGCTCTTCTGGAGTTAGTTGCACTACCCGCTTGGGAGAGGCGTATGCGTACAAAGCCTCCTGTTGAGGAGTTAGTGGATAACCCATGTTTGGGTCGGAAAGATCTTCTGAAGGCGGCAAAACAGGTTGCTGTGCCCTTGCAAAATAATTATCAACCACTGTAGCCAATGGCCGAGCAGGTATTCTAGGAATATCTTCTGAAATGTAGTCGGAGAATGGCATGTTAAAAAAAGTTATTGTCTAAAAAATGATTGATGCGCAGCCCCATAATCTACACCTCCACCCCCTCCGCCACCCATACGTTCCATTGCAGGAGCGTTTCTTAGCCGCTGCAACTGTAGCTGCCTGCCAAAGTCTACATTTCCAGCGCCAGCTCGTGATAGCATTGGTAGTGTTTGCTGTAGGTATTGTGCGCCTTCAATTGTGCCAAGCGTGTCCTTGTACTTCATCAAAGCATCAACCTGCTCTTGTTTTACTCCAGGATACAATGCCTCACGAACAGTAGGATCTTTAAGCGTGCCTTCTAAAATGCGATTGCTTTTATTTGCCGACTGTACGTCCTGAAAGTAAGACCCAATTGCACCAGCGATTGCTTGTTGTGGCATAGCACTACCACCGCCTCCGCCTCCGCCTCCAGCTCCTCCACCCATTGCTCCCATAACTGCACTGTTAATCAAAGAACCCGTAACTCCTCTTCCTAAAGCGCCAGCAGTAGTGCTCAATCCACCAGCAAGCCCTTTAACGTTCGGAGCAACCGACCCTGCACCTGTAAAAGCCCCAAGCGCACCTTTGCCAAAAGTAGATAACCCAGCGCCAAGCCCGCCCGCCATTGCCCCCGGAGCAGCTAAAGCAGCAGCTCCACCTGTAAGTGCCGTTGCTCCAACTAAAATTGCCATATTTTGCAACGCCTTTTTTTTCTGCCGCTTTTGTTCGGCTATAGCATCTTCTCTATTTTCAATGCCAGCCTGCCCCGCTCCCATTCTTGAGTACGCACTGGCAATTTGACTGGCAATTTCTTGCGGGAAATAATCTCCAGCGTTAACTTGTGAAAATCCTTGCATATAAATAACAGGTTAAACAATTTCACCGTTTTCGCGGATGAACGGCACATCCTCGCCAAGCAAATCAAAGACATTCATCCAAAATCCTTCAACTGGCTTAAACACCCAGCCGTGTTTGTTCTGGCCGTAGTACCACTTGGCAAATGACACTAGCGGATCTGCAAACAGTTTAGACACCGTAAACTTAAACAATTTAGACTTGCGCATCAAGGGCACAAACACTTCTGCCAGCTTGTAGTAGCCACGACGATTGCGCGGCGTCACATGCTCGTCTCTGTAGCGGCGGACAACTTCATCCATCACGCCATTCCCGTAGCGAGCCTCTAGCATAATAAAGCAGCATAGGCCTCCACCACCGCCACCTGAAGGTTGGCTTGCTCTTCCTTGTAGGTATGAGGCAGCAAAGTTTGCTTGGTTGCTATACTGACTCATCGTGTTTTGATAAGGCAGCATGTTCAGCCCGGTAATCACAGGATTAGTCGGGTTAGCAATGTTTAGCCCGGCTTGAGCGTACTGATTCTGCGCTTGGTTAGCAGACGTGCCATAAGCGCCCTGTGTTGGCGGCACATTAAAATATGCGGCCATCGCTGGGGCCAGCGCCTGTTGTTGTGTGCCAAGAGTGCTTGCGGCAATGTTAGCCGCATTTGACTGTAGCGTGTTTGCAGCCTGCAAGCGACCAGACTCGGCTTCTCCTCTGGCAAGAGCTTGACCAAACTGTTGGCCCTGAATAGCAGCTTGTTGTTGCTCTCTAGTAGCAGCTTGACCAAACTGTTGGCCTTGTGCGCCTAATTCGTATTGCTCGGCTCCTGCTTGTCTGGCGTATGTCTGTGCCAAAGCTGGCTGATACAAATTGGAAATTGTGCCCATTGCCTGTTGGGCAGCAGCCTGACGCTCACGATACCGTTGGTTTGCGAGCTCTTCCCGATTGAGTACTTCCGAGGTGATTGCCTGCGGGCCAAGAGCCATTCCACGGGCAGCGTAAGCCTCGCGAGCAGCTTGGGTGGCCAGACGTTCTTGTTCTGGCGTTAAAGATCTTCCAAGGGATAGGTCCAAGTTGATTTGCTGGCCAAGACGCTGCGCTCCCTCCTTAACTCCGGGCATTGCCCCCATGTATTGGTTTACAAGGTTTTGATCAATCGTGCCAAGATCGGATTGTAACTGTGGACCTGCAACCTTACCAAGCTCTTGGCCATAGGTTGGCCCTGCTACCTGTTGCTCAAACGCAGTAAGCTGTGGTGCCTGTGTGGCTTTTTGTGCCATCTGCGAGCCAAGCTGTCCAAGCGACTGTAGAGTCTGCTCTGCGCCCGGCATTTGAGATAAATACTGCTCGCTGTACTGCGGCATCAACTCTTGGTACTGCCCCAACTTGCCCCGCTGAATAGCTTGGTTAAAGAGCGTGTCTGCGCGTGCCGCCAGCTCGGCAGTAGGAATGTTGGCAAACCGAGCGTCGTATTGAGCAAGCGTCTGTTGTTCTGCTGCGGTAAGTTCGGGCTTACTGCGAAGCGCACTAACTTCAGGCGTGTCTGTTGCAGCCTGAATGTTCTTGATCATCTGCTCGCGTTGAGCCTGACCTGTGACCTGAGCTAGCTGCGGTGCGTATTGCAGTTCAAGGTTTGCCGCCTCTCCTAAGACGGCCTTCATGGCATCTACGTTCTCTTGTAGAATAGCCTTTGTGTCGGGAGGCTGAAGAGACTTGGCGTATACAGCTAGCTGTCCGATGGTGGGCGTGTCTTTGTCTCCGGGCTTTTTGCCCAAGGCAGCGTAAGCAGTTGTGCTGCCTGTCTTATAAGAGGACTCAAGTAATTTGAGCTTTTCGCCAGCTAAAGCTCTGACTTCAGCAGAATAACTTCCAGAATCAGATATGATTTCTTGTAATCTATTCTTAGAATCTAAATATAAGTTATTCCACTGAGAAAGATATTCTCCGTCCCTTGCTTTTTCTGATTGTAATTTTGGAAGTGCTATTTCGTTAACTTGTTTTAAAAAATTGCGCTGTTTTTCGCCAAGCGTCATTGCAGATTGTTTTTTTACATATTCTGCACTTGGAACCCAACGAGTTCCATCATATGTGTATCCGCCTTGAGTTTGCCCTTCTTTCGGCGTTCCACTAAAAAGGGCGCTATATGGCCCTAAATATGTAGCAAGAGTAGGTTCTGCCATACGATTAATTAGTTAAATGATCCCCAGTGTGCAACTTGGGTTGGGTTATCTTGAAGAGCAACAAAAACAAACTCTTGGGTGCCGCTCGTGGCTGTAGCTGTTACTATGTTTGTGGCAACTGCGCTTGGTTGAAAGTTGATCGTGGCGCTGCCAGAAAATGCCACTTTAAAGTTAAACGTTGCACCATTCTTGCAGGTTCCCGGCAACTTAATTGTCTGCACAGCAGGAGCAGTTAGAGTATACTTGTAGAACTGCGAGAATGCAGTGGACGTCGTTAGTGTCTGAGTAGCCGTGCCAGACAGTGATGCCGTAGCAAACGATGCTAGCGGCGCAGCAGCGAGGGTGATCGCTCCAGCAGCGTTGGTGACAGTCAGATTGGATCCAGCAGTCAGCGTTGCCTTTGTAAACTGACTGGTAGTCGTGTTGCCGATTAGAAGCTGCCCATTTGTGGCCGGAGATAGAGTTCCGTTTACAGCCTGACTAAGCGTTGCACTTCTTAATGCGCCACCAGTCACGATGGCAATTTGGGCAGATGAAAGCGAATTAACTTGCGAGGTAGCAATTGCAGCTTGATCTGTAATAGATCCCGGCAACAAGGCCGCATTGTCTACATGCGCATTTAAGTTATCAATTGTTACAGTAGGGCTACCTGCTGAATAAGTTGTTCCTTTTTGAATTTGAGCCATAATTACTCCTGACTAATCATCGGACGGCTGGCACTAATAGCATGAACAGTAATTCCTTTCAAGGATGGTCTGCCGTATAAAAAGTTTACAGTAAAGTCCACTGACGACCCCCTCATTGCTACTCTAGGGCGAAGTGTTCCATCTGAGTTTCCAGCAAAGTTGTAGAGCAAAATCTGCTGCGAAGAGTCTGGGTCGTGCGTTGTGGCCGTTAAAGACAACACGTCATTCAATACGTTGCTAAACTGAAACTCTGCGCGGCTGTAT